GGACACGTTATACAGACGTGTACACTATATGGACATGTTCAAAAAATATGAACAAAGCACAAAAGTGAACATATATACACAAAAGTATATGAATACCACAAACAAACGGAGAAATAAAATGGAGAAGAGAATAAAATTTCAAGGTCAGGATTTCTTTTTAATTGGCGAAACAGAAGGAGCGATTGCGACAAAAGATCAATATGAAAATGGACTTTGTTCTTATGCTTATTTAATGCCTTCGGGTGAAATTTTGAGATTCGGAACACAAATCGGGACAATAAAAGACATTGAATTTTTGGGAGACGCGGAATTAAATCCAACCAAAGATGCGCTTGTGAATGTACTCGCGGGATTTTTAGAACCGGACAAATGGGGTAAAGAAGAACTTAGCAGGGGTTAATTAATGCTACCAAAACCAATATACGAAGAGGGATATGAGACATCTTGATTTATTTTCAGGTATCGGTGGATTTGCATTGGCGGCAAAATGGTGTTGGGGAAGTGAATATGAGAATGCTGGGCATAGTGAAATTGAAGAGTTCCCATGCAGGGTATATCATAAACATTTTCCAGAAAGTAAATGTTTGGGAGATATTACAAGAATAGATTGGAAAGAATATGCAGGAAGAGTTGATTTACTCACAGGGGGATTCCCATGCCAGCCGTTCTCTGTTGCCGGCAAACGAAAGGGCAGGGAAGATGACCGTTGGCTCTGGCATGAGATGTATAGAGCGATACGAGAAATTAAACCGCGTCGGGTTGTTGGCGAAAATGTTGCTGGTATCATCAACATGGCACTCGACCAAGTGTTATCTGAAATGGAAAGTCAAGGTTACACCACAGAAACGTTTATTATTCCAGCTTGCGCCGTCAATGCTCCGCATAAAAGAGATAGAGTCTGGATTATTGCTTACACCGACAAAGACGGAGAGATGGGCAAAAGATTCGACAGAAATGGTGATAACAAAAAATGGAACTCCGCGCAAGAAGTACAAGAATGGCAAAACAAGTTCGTTGGGACTACACAATCAAATAAAATATCTAATGTTGAAAACGCCACAAGCATCAGAAGGAATAGGCGGAGCAAAAACGGACGACAAATATTGGAATGCAAAACAGCCCAAATTGAAGCTAAGGGATCAAATAGCAAGAATAGGATTAATCCCGACACCAACAGCGAACACAGCAAAGAACACATCGGAAGGAATCAACTTCGACAAACGGGAAGAGAAGAAACACTTGGATGGAGTATTTATGAACCAAGTTGGCAAGAGTCATGGTTTGAAGTTGCAGCCCGCCTTTGTAGAGTGGATGATGGGGTACGAGATAGGGTACACAGACTTAAAGGATTAGGCAATGCAATAGTACCTCAAGTAGCTTATGAAATATTTAAAGCAATAAAACAAACTCATTAAGGCAGAGAAGGAGAGACAATGGAAGATAGGAAACGCATGGCTTGTCCTTTAAATGAATTTAGCGAACACATGACAGGCGACATGCCAGACATGGATATAACCACACACCTAGAACTGATGGCAAAAGAGTCTAAGATAAAATGGATTATAAAGTTATTAAACGAGGATAAAATAAAAGAGGCTTTTGATATGTTAAAGGAACTCAATGGACAAACCCTATAGATTGGCACTCTGGGGATTAAAGGACAGGCGAACGGGAATAATGTTGACAGGACATGACTTTCCGAAGCCACTTACATATCTAACCCATCGAGAAGCAGACGAAGCGGCGGGTAGTGTGAGCAAAGTTATACCGTTAATTTTAGAAGAGCGAAATCATGGAGAAAGAAAATGAATTACATAATCTCAAAGGAAAACAGGGGCGGGTTTATTATCTGGTTAATAGGTGCGGTGGTTTGGCTTTGTGTAATTTATTTATAGGAGAAAATATGGATGCAACAGAAATGGAAGAGGCTGTCCGAGAAATTATCGAAACGCCCGCTGGAGAATACACAATTACTTTGCAAGAATTGTGGGCAGGTTGGCGGAGTGACCGAAAGAGTTCTGCTCTTGACCTCATTCTTTTGTTTGGTATGCGGGCACGTGACGAGATTCAGAGACGAGAAAGAATTGAAAGAGAAACACAGGCAAGACAACGAGAACAGGAGCGATTAGCGGAATATAAAAGTGAATAAAAGACACAAGGAAATAATCCAACAGCAAATCCAAAGGAGCGATGATTGATGGTAAAAATTAAATTATTAATAGCCAATATATTAGACAATATTTATCCCGATGCCTGTTGGGTGGAATTAGTAGGGTGGGCAAATGGAAATATGAAATTCTCAGAACTTACTTTTAATGGTAAATGCAAAGTCCCGCCTGAAAAAGAACGGGGTGGATGTTATTGTGGGAAAAATAAAAGTTAATCTACGGAAGCATAGAAGCGAATAACCCCCCAGACGAAAAGGAATAAGGGAAATGAATACAGATTATAGTAAAATTAGAAGACTTTATTTTTCAATTAGTGAAGTAAGTAGGATTACGGGATTGAAACAATATGTTTTACGTTATTGGGAAACCGAATTCGAGGGATTAAAACCCGATAAAAATCGAGCTGGGAATCGTATTTATACTAACGGGGACATTATTTTTATTTTGCACATCAAACAATTATTGCGAGATGAGAAATATACGATTAGGGGGGCTAAGCAACAGTTGGCCATATCCGAGATTGAACTTAATAAACAAGGCAATCAATCCGCCCCACCTAAATAATTTAAGTTGCCTATTGACTTTACGACAAAAATGTCGTATCATGTAGTGAGAGGGGAAGGTGCAGGCTCTCGTTCCAAATAGGGGAAAATGGATAAAAACAAGGCTTTCCAATTTACACAAGATGATATTTTAGCAGTTGAAGAGGGATATCTCTCTCCATTTGAACCGCATGGTCACCCCGCACAAAAAGGGAAATGCTTTATTTGTGGCAACTTTGCCAATGTACGAAAAGGTATTTGCCCATCCTGCGCAAAAGAATTTCCAATAAAGAAAAAAACAACAAAGCCTATTGGAGTTAATGGCGAGATGATGACAGTGGATGTCCGCGACTCTCATAAGGTCGAGCAGGTTGGTTCGATTCCAACTCTCGCTACAAAGACATGAATCCCGAACAAAAACCCTACGACGGCTCAAAAGACATCATGGCGCAAAAGGATTATCAGTGTAAGGGATGTGGAACAACCGTAAAAATAGAACAAGTCCACACCTGCAACAAGGTATCGGCAATATTTAATCTTATGCGGAAAAAGAAATGACCCCTTTCGATATAAATAACTTCGTAGAGCAACGTACAAGGGCAATACTCTGGCAGGCGGGGAAATATACAGACGATGATTGCAAATATCCTTTTCCTTATGGGGCGATTCCATCTACAAAGCTATTAACAGGTATCGAATATTTAAACGAGATAAGGGATTTTAGGTGGTGAGTTATTGTCAAACAGAAATAAAGTATAAGTGTCGGAATTGCGGAGTTGTAGATGATTGGCGGGAGGAATCTGGAGATATTACGGGTACCTCATATTCACATAGAAGAATTTGTAACAACTGTGGGCATTGGGTAACAATCTGGCAAACAATATCAACACCTAATACTGGCGGGGATTATTATACTTATGTCCCGATTATTGATTATAAAAAGCCAACAGAATTTTAAATGAGTTTAATCAAGAACATATCATGACAATATTTAACATTTTTAAACTAACATACGATAACTTTAAGCTGAATCTTCGTATTTGGCATTCTAATCACAGAGGGTAGGGAATGTGCTTAAACGTGGGAATCCGGGCAAATATAGTAAGATGGATTTACAACAAGTCGAGAGAATAGCCGGACTCGGATTAATAGATACCGAGATAGCGCAGATATTAGGAATAAGCGAACAAACACTTAATACATACAAGAAAAAACCAGAATTTCTTGAGGCCTTAAAGCGGGGCAAGTTAAAAGTAGATGAAAAGGTCATTGAAAGTCTTTATAATCGGGCAATCGGATATGATAATCCAAATGCAGTCAAGATTTTTATGCCCGCAGGGGCGAAGAGTCCAGTCTATGCGAAATATACTGAACATTATCCCCCAGACGTTACAGCTCAGATATTTTGGTTAAAGAATCGCAGGAAGCAAGATTGGCGGGATCGGGAAGATGCTATGGGGATTATAGATGAGAGCGCGAGAAGCATTGCAGACAGCTTCGCAAAGATGGTTCAGATTGCCGGAGCAGGTAAGGCAACACCCGACAATATCAAGGTATAGAAATGAAATTATTAGATTCAAGACAGTCCATGCTGGTCGCAGATCGTATAAGACAGAGATTGCAAAGCGAACGCTGGTTATCGAGGGAAGTGGTCATACGGGGCAAAGACTTTTCTTCGGTGCGCCGACAAGAGACCAAGCTAAACAGATTGCCTGGAATGACCTCAAGTTACTTGCCCTACCGCTTACAGTTGATAAGTCGGAAACAGAACTTTTTATCAAGCTTGCCACTGGAAGTGAGATATGGATTATCGGCTTTGATAAACCCGAACGATTCGAAGGTAGAATATGGCACGGTGGAATATTAGACGAATTTCCAGAATTAAAAGAAAAAGTATGGCCAGAATCAGTCAGGCCTGCCTTGACAGATACAAACGGATGGTGCTGGTTAATCGGAGTCCCAGCGGGAAAGAATCATTACTATGAATTGGTTGAAAGGGCGCGTTCAAAAAAAGATAAAGAGTGGGAAGATTATAATTGGCTTAGTGCGGACGTACTACCAAGTGATGAAATTGAAAAACTCAAAGAATCCTATGATGAGCGAACCTACAGGCAGGAGTTTGAAGGCTCTTTCGAAAGCTATGAGGGCAGGGCTTATATTTATTATGACGCAGATATGCACAGGAAGCCTCAAACTTATTCTCCTTATATGCCTGTTTGTGTTAGTTGTGATTTTAACCTTGATCCTTGTATTTGGATACTTGGTCAAGACTTTAATGGGTTTGTTTCGATTCAAGACGAAATCAAACAAGGTCAAACAGACATCTGGAAAATGTGTGCAACACTTAAAGAGCGACTTGAAAAAAGAGTCGGGAGAGAATGCAGAAAGAAGCTCACCATTTTCTATGGCGACCTTGAGCATGGAAAGACCAGAAGCGTATCTGCTACTGCTTCGTCTTGGGAAATTATCAGATCGGAGTTCATCCAGTGGAATATTGAATTTCGACTTAGGGGACATCCCAGAATCATTGACAGGGTCAATGCAGTCAATGCTAAACTCAGGAATGTCAAAGGTGAACCTAAATTAGGATTAGACCCTATATGCAGGGAACTTCACAAAGACATGGAAATGGTTAGTTTAGAAATGCTACAGAATGAATCTACAAAGACACCCAAAGACAGAACACATGCCTCAGATGATTTGGGGTACTGGATTAATTATGACTATCCAATTGCAAAACATGGTGGAACGATAGTAGAGGGGGCTTAATATGAAAAAGGGTAGATGGAATTGGACTACGATAATTTTAATAATTATGATGGTTCAATCAATCTTTGTGGCAATTTTAACCTATTCGGATAAACCTATAAAACATACAGAATCAACCGTGTATTATCTTCCGGTGGTTACAGATGACGGCCTAGAAATTCTAAAAGTTTGTGTGGGTCGATAGTAGAGGGAGCATAATGGGATTAAAACTAACACATAGTCAACACGCGAAATATCCCTATTGTTATCGAAAGTATCTACAAACAAACAATACGGGTTATTTACCCTCAAGAGAAATGGATGAGATTAGTGCGGAACATCAGGAAATTATCGAGAAAAGAATCGCGAGTTGGAATACATATGAAGCAAAATATTGTTTATGGCTTTTGACAGGTGTTTATCCGAGGAGTGTTGTTTAATGGAAAAGATATTTCTTTCAAATGGCTGTGATTTTGATGAGGCGTACTTCAAGCGTTATACCGACACAGAGAAATTAATTTTAGAGGTTTTTCATAAGATGATAACAGACGCATTAAAGCGCAAAGTAAAATCTATGAGAATAAAGATTGAAGTGGAGATTGAGGAATGAACGAATCTGAATTTGTGATGGCATATCGAAAGATGAAAAATACAAAAGGGCCTTCCATTAAACCCAAGTATTATTTAGCTGCCGAATATCCAGATTATTTATTATGTTCTCCCAAATTGTTTAAGGTTTTTAAGAAAATTATTCCTTTGCAGGAACGAAGTAGGTATAGATTCAAGGAAGTAGATGGATTAACAGGGCTGTCTATTTATACAAGGAATAATCTCTAATGAGTTACATAGATATTAACATACCGAATCTAACGCTTGAAAATCTCTCTTCTCAATTAGTCCAGAAGGCCTTTCAAGATGCAATGGCAGACAATGAAATAGAATGGCACAATAACCGGGAAGAACTGTTCGATTTTTACGTAAGCCAACAGACAGACAAAGACGAGTACTGCAAGGATTATTTTAATATCGAAACCGATCCCCTGAAAGACCCGGACTACCCACACAACCTCATCTTATCGCAGTGCAATATAACTTCAAAACTCATAGACAAAAAAGCTAAGAACTACATCCAACAACCCGTAAGATTAATAGACGGCAGGGCAGATAAAGGATATGATACCCTGCTTTTAGATGCGGGGATTAAGTCTCAATCAAAAGTAATTGATAGAATGACTTGGCTTTTAGGCGATAACTGTACTGTGATAGTAGCTGACGCGAACACAAAGAAACTACGGCTTGACTGTCCGGTGTATTATCGCCCCGTATTTGCCAATGGAGACAATAAGAATCCTATAGGCGTGATCTATTCAATTGGCATGATGAAAAACTCTAAAGGAGAAGAGGTAGAGGGTTGGGCGTACTGGGATGCTGAAAGATATATAGTCTTTGAGGGTGGGACTTGGAATATAATCAAGGAAGAGGTAAATCCTCACGGATGCTTCAATGTTTTATTCACACATAGAATGAAACCTATCATAAGTCACTGGACAAAAGATGCTCAAGATTTAGTTGATACAAATAGAGACATAAACATAGCCCTGACCTCGATTAATAATGCTATCAGATACATGGGGTTCCCTGTACCTGTAGGTAACGGAATTGATCCCAAAGAAGCGGTCAATATTAAATTCAGATTTGATAAGTTAATAGCTATTGCACCGGGCATGGGTGAGAATCCCGTAAGCATGGAACTCCTACACCCCAACGTAGATTGGACTGGATTAATCAATGTAATCAAGTTCAGGATTGAGTTCTTGGCTATGACTTGGAATGTAGATATACGATGGGACATATCCGGGACGCTGGCATCAGGTATAGCGTTAAAGATACTCTCAATAGATGACCTCGAAGACAGAAACGAGATGGCGGAATTACATGAAGAGTATTTTGAAATACCATTATTCGAGAAAATTAAAATTATATCTACAAAGATAGAATGGCTTTCAGAGATTAGGGGAACTAAGCTGACCCTAGATTGGCCGGAGGAAGAGTTTATCGAAAGTCCGGCAGAGAAGAGACAAAGACTCGATACAGAGATGAAGTATAACATGACTAATCCCATTGATGAGTTGAAGAAAGACAACCCAGACTTATCGGATGAAGATGCGGTCAAACAATACTTGAGAAACATAGCAGTCAACAAACGAAGCCAGACTAAAGAGCTGACCTTTGAATCTTTAATGGCTGCACTACAGCCCACAGATAAAGAAATGGAGGATTTACTTGGAGCAGATGAAGCAGAGCCTACAGAACTTGAACAAGGCGATCAAGGGGGCGAAGGAACGGACAAAGCAGGACTTCTGGAAGGGAACAAATCCGAAGAGTAAAGGGTTCTTTGACATCGTGACTATGAATGACGCAACAGGAAAAGAGATTAAAGTTTTCAAGGGATTCATTCAGGCAGGTGGTACATTCATAAAACAGAATCGTTTAGAGATTCTGAATAGTGCAAGGGCGGGTAAAACATTTGGGAAGGAGATGGCGTGGCAAGTTATGAAAGCAAAAGGTACAAAGTTTGGTAAGGAAATGGTTGATAATACAAAGGAAGCATAAAATGGCAGAAAAATGCAATCATATTTTGGGCTATACAAAAGATTTTGGGACAGA